AAAGATATATTAATCTGCTAAAGCAGCAGCATATGATCTAATCATCTACGGTGGGAATCATAATAGTTGGATTATCTAACTTTAGCTTTAGACCCCAATTTTCCATATCCCTTTTAGTCCATTGATCTTCTAAGGTGCTTTCCAGAGCATCAAGCTTAAAGTTAATATTATTAAGTTGAGAACTAATCCAGACCACACCTCCGCATAAAGCGATAACCAACCCTAGTGGCATTAATGTGTCTTTTGTTAGGGTTGTTTTTTTAGATTCAGTCATTACGAGAGTCTCCTAACCATAATTGTACAACCCCTAGTTGGAGTGATCTCTGTAGCTCCATCGTCATTATAAGTAACCCAAAATTCATCTCCTGCCGATGCAGCCGTGACAGTAGCAATACTATTCTCTTGAGGATCAATAGACGAGTGCATTCTAATATCAAGTTGATTTTTTACTACTTCTACAGCCCCTGTAGCCTTTACTATCCCCAATGTTACTGTAGTAGTCGCTGCTACTCCTAGACTTACGATTGCATGAACTTCGTATACCCCATCAGCACTAACATTAAAAGCCTTATCTGTATCATTCCAAGTTATATACGCTGAATTGGTTCCATGAGTCGCTACTGTAGCCTCATCCCCAATATGCTTTTCATCCGAACTCGCCAACCCCTCAGTCGTTGTTTGCATAAAACAGTAGGGAGCAGGGATAGGACAAGCGGAGACTATTAAAGAGGATAATATATCAACAGTCCCACTAACATTAACGCCACCATCCCAGACCATCTCAGAGGTATAATCTCCGCTCACATGGTTGGTAACACGGATATTGCGGCAAGTAATAGTATTACTTCCTAATTCTAGATCACTATGACCTAAATCTGAGATAGGGACATCTCCAATAGAAACATCATCTCCTACGCCACAAACGATATACCCTAGACCAGCAGGAGCAGCATCAATCTTCTCAGCCATATCTGAGGAGAGAACTGCGTCCTGTGTTTGAGGAATTAAATCTTCATCAGTTGTGATGCTTAAAAAAAGTACTTGGTCTGCCATACGAGAGTCTCCTGAGTATTATAGTACTTTTAATTATCCTCTTCGTCTTCCTGTTGTGATTCCTGGTTTATATCTCCGAGAATATCTTCTAAATCCCTCATGGCTTCCATAAAGTCTTCTTTAGATACCTCTTTTTCAGGAAGATCGTCTGCCTTTTCTTTCTTTTCTGCCTCTTCATCTTCCTTGTCTGCTGGATCTTGCTCCATAGTATCTGGCTTCTCGGGCTCTTCTTCCTCTGCATCAGCCTCATCCTGCTCGTCTAAGGTGCCATCTTCCGTATACTCTACTACGCCCTTATACATGTTGTTAGTTTCCACATCATTAGAGAGATCACCATCCCATTGATTAATAAGTTCCTCTCCTTCGAAAAGATCACTAAACCCAGCAGCCTCAAAAATGAGCTTTAAGCAATCATTCACATCCAGGCTCTGAACACCAGACTTAGATTGGAGAAGGTTAGCAAATTCTCTTAAAACCTGCTTCTGTGTGGAGTTTTTGGGAGAGATCCTGGCGAGGGACTCCAGAACCACTACTTGAGTATTAGTAAGACTCTTAAAGGTTGGAGTATCCTTCAAGTTTTGAATATTTATCCCATACTTCTCATTTAAAACCTTAATTAATTCAACTTTTACAGGTTTCTTGTATTCGAATAAAGTACTTGTATATTGTCTGATATGCTCGTCTGGAATTTCAACACTTTCAGAAATTGAGAGAGCGTTTTTCACAGACTCATACAGGTCCTTCTTAGTTACAAAAGCAAAGTACGGAATTTCGTTTATCGCTGTTGATAGGGCATCCATAACAGCGGTATCATTTTCCTCATAAATAAGCCCCGCTAAGGCTCTAACACTCTTGCTAGAAGCCCAGGAGTTAAGGAACTGCTTCTTAGACTCCAGTAGCTCTTTTTTCACCAATTCCTGCCTACAAATCATTTCGTAGATAGACTTATTATCCAGATCTGAGACTTTATAAGTTCCTTGCTCAGATAAAGTCGTATAATTCATTCTAGGAAGATTAAACGCTTTTGTAACAGTATTGGACAACCTAATTCCATTCACAATTTCAGGAATATTCAGAATATGCTCATAATTCTCTTCTAAGAAGCTGGAGATCTGTTCTGATAATTCAAGGAAATTATGAAACTGGGGAGTGGAGAGGATATCTTGAGAGTCATTGAACTTAGAGTTCTTTTCATGTAATCTGGCTTTGACAGAATCAAACTTTAATCTACTGTTCCAGGTATCTAAAATATCTGAGAAATTGGTTTGTGCTTTACTATATTCGTCTGAATATAAAGACTCAACAAAAACAGAAACCTTATCGTCTACGAAGGAATCAAACTTAGTTTCATCCGTATACAGAGAGAAGTCCTCAACAACAATGAACTCAAGCTCCACCCCATCCTTAAGGTTGTAGTCACCTGAAATAATCTTTTGCCCCTCTGTTAAGTAGGATACTCTAGAATTATGGTCATCAACAGAGAACAAAGTAACATTTTCCCTCAGACTTCTACCTAAGCAGTCCCCTAGTCTAAGAAGATCGGTTATCTTTTTATCTCTATTTTCGAAAATGTGATCAAACATTGTTTTTTTCCTCTGTTTTATTATAAATCCTTTTTAGGACTCTCAGCTTACTAGTATCTAGGTTTTCAGAGAGGAGAAATTTTCTAAGTCTGTTTATTTTTTCTTCATTAGACCTTCCCGTGCCCTCTGCCCCTGGTAGGGGGGGAGCTTCACCACCCCCTGCCCCCTGTTGCATATTGTTATCCATACCCTGCATTTGCTCCTCTGTAGCAGCCGAAGACTCATCTTCGATAGCCTGTAGAGTAGACTCTACCTCAGCGTCCGTCATGTCGTAGTATTCTTTATAAATGTGTGATTTAGGAAATAAATTTAATCCCACCACCGTCTGGACTACTTGTGCTTTTTGAGCATCAATGTCCAGTTTACGCTTTGTAAACATGTCAGACGGATCAGGAAGTTCAATCGTCATGTCCTTAGTCATAGCCTCTGGGAAGCCTAATAATTTCAGGTGCTTTTTAGCCATGCTCTCTAATCCCACTTCAATAGAGTGCTGAACCCTAACAATAACCCTAGCAAACTTAACATCAAGTTGAGATAAGTTAGCTTTCCTTTCGGGAGATTGATCCTTCTCTACGATATAATCTTTAGGGACTTTGAGAACGGCAAGTAATTTGTCTCTAAAGTACTTAACATCATCAACTTCTCCAAGATTTTCTGCTCCTCTAAGTGTTTCAATTTTTGTTCCACCCCCTGCCCTTGTAGGAACAAAGAAATCCTCATCCATAGAAAGGGGGTTATATCTTTCATCAACTCCTCCGACTTGAGCATTGTAATATTTCTCCTTCTTAAACTTTTGCTTTAGCTTCTCAATAAAGATCTCAGCCTTATTAGTAGGTAAGTTGCCGACATCAACATAAAAAATGCGTCTTTCGGGGGCTCTCGCAAGCCTGTAAATAATCATCGCATCTTCCATCATCTTTAACGAACGGAAGATTCTTACTGCCAAGGCTGCGATAGACTTCCCATATGGGTAGAAATACGGGTCTGAGGTAAATAGACGGAAGTGAAGAATCTGATTCTTATCAAGAGTGACATACTTTGAAGCATTCATCCCCTCACCCTGTAGGCCAAATGAATCCCAGTTACCCTTCTCAGGAATCTCCTGTAGGAAGTCAGTCAGATAGCCATACTCATTTTCCACCCTTAGAATATAATGAGGATTAAGCATCTTAAGTCTCTGAATACCCTTATCTGGATTGTTAACATCTGAAACAAGCTCACAAAAAGCATCCCCATACTTTACTGTATTCCTTACAATATCCCAATATGTTCTATCAAGTTTAATTTCTTTAAAAAGAGCCTGTACAGTCTTTTTAACTTCGGGATGATCGGTATGAATTATCCACCTCTCTCCCTTTGTATCTCTCTGAGTTGCATCATCGGAATAGATATCAAACGCTGCGGCAACCTCGGGATACTCGTCCATCTGCTCATACTCTCTGTAGCGTTTTTGTCTATTCTTCTCTAACTCAGGCAGAGTTACAGGACGAGTACTCTGCGTCACACCCCCTGCGGGTCCAGTAGGCTTAATAGTGTCTGACTGAATGACCGTATCCCCAGCAAGAGGAGCAGGTTCAACCTTAGCATCAGAACCATCATTTTCCTGATGTGCAATATAGGGCTGGGCCTTAGTAGCAAAGAACCTAGCAAGGAACTTACCTAATCTCCCCGTAGGGTAGAAGTATGCTCCTGTGGAATTAGGAGAACCCCCCCAATCAGATTGCCCAAATTCATCCAAGCGTTCTGGATTTAGATTTTCATCAAGGTGTTCTAGAGTTTCTAATTCTTCATCAGCCATTTCATTTCTTCCTTAGTTATTCCACCGTATGTTTTAAGAGTAGCCTGTTGTGAAGCCATTATAGCTGCTAAGGGTTTATCTCTCTCTTTATTTAGCCCCATACTCGTCTCTATTGGATTAGATTCAGATAAAGTATGAAGAATATGAATGGTTAAAGCTAAACTCATAACTAAATCATCGTTTTTTCCTACATCTGCCTCTGGTTTTCCGCTATTGTTGATGATAAAAGTTAAAAGCTCATCCACAGTTCTCTTAGAATTAATTTTAATTGCATTAACTCGTATGTACTCCTCCATTCTGGCTAGAATAGTTTCCCTATTTTTATTAGTAACTTGAACTCCAAAGTCTCCGTTCTGCTCCATCCATAAGTTCTCATATTCAAGAACATTAAATAACCAATCAATGAGGTTATTTCCTATAGTATTTCTCTCTATTAATAAATGAGCCAGATTATAGTAATTTCCCTCTGTTGCTAGGATTTCAGCAAACTCATTAATGGGAGTCTTGTTAGAGTAGAACTCAGCAACCTGCTCTCCTGTATACCTGTTTATAATATGAAATGCTGAGTGATCTCTGTCTCGCCCTAAAGCTACATCTACCCCTACAACATATTCATAATACGGCTCAGGCTCCTTCCAGACACGCATGCGGTTGTTATATTTGATATCATATTTTTCATTCTGATTCTCTACTAGAACCTTTAGATTTTCCCCATCTACATATGTGGAACCAGTTCCTAAGAACTCGCATTCGTACTCTTGTAGCCATTGACGGAGGGGCATGTTTCTTTTTGTAGTATCTTCCCAATTATCTACGAATACCCCCTTCTTCTCCATCTGGGAGTATAGCTTATCGAACCCCTCTTGTCTCTTATATTCGGGGTGAGACTCCCAGTTGATATCAATGGCATTAAATGAGTTTTCTTTCGCCAGAGCCTGAACATATTGATTATGATACCAATTACCCACACCATTAACTGTTGATAGAACAAACACTCTACCACCCGTAGAGATAATGGGGTACACAGCAGCCCAAATTGTATCAACAAACTCAATAAAAGCAGCTTCGTCAATAATCAGCATAGATCCCGCTAGAGATCTACCTGACTGCTTACCTGAAGGTCTTGATTTTATGACGGAGGTACTCTTAAGTTTAAAAGTATGCTTATTACTCTCTTCCACCCCTGGCTTTAGGAACTCTGGAAGTTCTTCATACATAATCTTAATTCGTTCCAGAACCTCGGTAGCCTCAACATCTCCCTTAGAAAGAATTACGATGGTTTGGTGCTTCTTGAATAAAGCCATCCATAAGGAATACGCAGACGCGATGGTAGTACACCCTGCTTGCCTAAACTTTCTTAGAATATTGAACCTATTATCCTCTAAACTATTTACAATCTGTCTCTGGAACGGATATAGATTAAAAGGGACAAGACCTCGCATAGGGTGTACAACTTTAATGTAGTTGCAGAGGAAATATATGGGGTCTTCCTTACATTTTTTAAATTCTTCTAATAATTCTTGAGGTTCCATAGTCTATTATATTATATGTCTGATCAGAAAATCTACGCTTTTATTTGCACAAGAAGTAAGGATCTGACTCCTATCACCAAAAAGTACCTATCTTATTTAGTATTGTGCGGGATTGAAGTAAAACTACTTGTCAATCAAAAATCTATATTCTCTGGGTACGAGAAGGCATTTAATAAGGTAAACCCTGATCCTGATGATATCATAATTCTCTCACATGACGATTTAGATATTAAAATGCAGTATACAGCATTCAAGAGTGCCCTCATTAAGGGGGTACGGTCCACTACAGGCTTTGTGGGCGTTGCTGGGACCACTTATCTAGGAGAGGATGTAGTGTGGTGGGATCATGCCAAGTGGCAGCAGGGGCTTCACAGGGGCTCTGTACACCATGTAGAAGATAACAAGCTAGATACCCACACCACCTACTACGGACCAAATGGACCAGTAGTAGCTCTAGATGGTCTATTTCTAGCTACAAGAGCTAAAGTGCTAAAAGAAATCGGTTTAGCCAAACCAGATTACCTAAAAGGTGATTGGGACTTCTATGATATACATTATACCCTTAGTGCCCACACTCTAGGATATCAGAACATAACTGCCCCACTAAAAATAGTACATTACTCTAGAGGGGAACTGGCAGGTAGGGATTCATGGCACGAAAATAAACAATTAGTTTATGAAAAATACAAAGAGGATTTTCCAATAGTATGTTAGATTTATTATTATTTTGCTTGGTAGTCTTTGGTGCTGCCAATATTATTACAATTTCGAAGATTGGAGCAAGGTGGAGAGACTACGCCCAAAAGTTGAACGACAAACTAGGAGAACTATTCAGATGTCCAATGTGCATGGGATTCTGGGTAGGGTTACTCCTAGGGCTTTTCTGGATCTCTCCTACAGGATTCTTCCTATTGGACGGAGTTCTTGGGTCTGCTGCATCTTGGTTACTTTATTGCGTAACCTGGAGACTAGCCCTTAAAGACCACGAAATCTAGTCAGCACCCGTTCTTACAATGGGCGCACGGTCTTAGCA